CATCAAGTTCCTGGCCGAAACCGCGGTCAAGGTCGATCAACTGAAAAAAATCATTGGGGAATAAATCATGGCCAAACTTATCAACGAAATCACCGTAATCACCGGCACGTACAACAACGCCCAAGGGCAGCAAAAGAACCGCTACCAACGGATCGGTTCAATCATTGAAACCAAAAACGGGCCAATGCTCAAAATTGACGTGATCCCGTTAAAGGAAGGCGGTTGGGACGGTTGGGCATACATCAACGAACCACGCGAACGCGACGAACAGCCGCAACGCCGCCAGGCGCCCCAGGGCAGCGGGTTTGACGATATGCACGACGATATACCGTTTTAAGGGGAACGAAATGGGTTATCTTTTTGGCTTTGCTTGTTTCTTTGCCTGGTTAACCCACATATTCACTTGCTTTGCTGGTGGGTTGTGGGGGTTCCTGGTGGCTGGCGCAATCTTCTTTCCAATCGGAATCCTTCATGGGTTCTATCTTTGGTTCAAATAGGGGACGGTTATGCAATTGGATTTTTTTGGCGACGAAGGCCAATACCTTTCGCAATTGAAAACCAACTGGCGGGCCACCATTGAAGGCGACGGGGGCCATTGCCCCTGTTGCGGAAAGTGGGGCAAGGTAAGCCCCCAGGGCATGAACGAAACCCGCGCCCTGGGGCTTTTGTGGCTTTCCAGGGCCGCTTGTGATGAAGATGGATGGATAGATATTCCCCGCACGGCCCCGCGCTGGATGCTGCGCGGCAAAACCTACACCACAACCCAACATTGGGGGCTGGTGGAATCTGCCGGAACCAGGGAAGACAAAACCAAAAAGTCCGACGGGCTTTGGCGCCTGACGGCCAAGGGCTTGCATTTTGTTGTTGGAAGCATTACTGTTCCAAAAAAGGCATACATTTACAAAAATGTTGTCGAAGGTTGGTCGGACGAATGCGTTTCGTTTAGGGATTGCTTTGGCCGCCATTTCAATTACGACGAAGTGATGGCCGACAATTTCAACTTAAATGCAATCAAACTTTAAGGAATGCCCACCATGCAACAGCAATTGCAATCAGGGGCGGCTTTGCCCGAACCGTGGGTGTGTCCACTTTGCTACACCACCGGCTGCACCGCGCCAGGCAAATGCAAAGAATTGGCGCTTCGTAATCACGTCCTGGATGAAGTGGCTGCGGAATTTGAAAAAATGACTTCCTTTGGCGACACCGCGGCATCGTTTGCGGTGTTTGTCCGGCAAATGAAACGTTAGGCAAATGCCCGCGTTCCGGCCTTGTCAATAATCAGGGCTTGGCGTCGGGGTTTGTCGCCGTCTTTGTTTGGAATGCTTATGTGCGTCCAACGGTCGAATTCGCGAATTACCTGGTCGTATTTGATGCCCGACGCAATGACGGCCCGCACCACCTGGTCGGGCGTCATGCCAGGAATGCGAAGGTCGGCGGCGCAGCCAATACGGTGCTGGCTGGTATCTTTTGATCCAACCGCATCATTGACGGGTTTGCTGCGAAATGCCGAATTCACCATTACCGGCTTGCCGCCTAACACGGTTTTGACTTCTTCCAGGAAATCGGCCAAGCGAACCAAGTTGGCCATTTCCGCGTCGTTTGGCGTATTGTCCAGGTCGCGGTGATCGGTGAACGTCAATTCCTCAAGGGAAAAGTGTTCCGACAATTTCATGCGTCAGGGGTCACGGCGCCAATCAAACCCGTCACGGCCAGGCCAGCGGAAATAATCATGTCGGCCATGCCTGGTGCAATAGGCACACCAATGGCGGTCAACAACAACACAATCCCGCGCCAGGTGGATGGCTCTTTAAGGCGTTCTAAAACGTATGCTTTCATGATTTCCTCACTTATGAAAATAACTTGACAAATAACCGACGACGCTGGACGCCGCCGACACCAGGGCCATACCGGCCCAAAAGCCCCCGCGGCCTTGATTGGCCAGGGCCACCAGTTTTTCCAACTGGCCTTCCATCTTGTCCATTTTTTTGTCCATATCGTCGAACCGGCGTTCGTAGTCCTGAACCTTTTGCCAAAGGACGCCGTATTTCACGGGATCAATTTCTGCTTGTGCCATATCGTTCATTTTTTAATCAAATCTTGGATGGGGACAAAACGCTGTTGCGTGTTTTCAAATGCCTTTTGTTCGGCCTGTGCCTGTGCTTTGGCGCGTTTACCGGCTGCACGTTGGCTTAAAAGTTCGTGCGTTACCAAAGCCGGAACACCCATGCCAGCGCCGCCGGTCATGGTTTCCGCGGCAACCGCACCGCCTTTTGTCACCAAATGTTCGGCAATTTTGGAACCTAGTTTTTGTTCCACGTTGATTTTTTGAACGGCTGCGCCTTTGTAACCGGTATCGGTGGCCAAGATGTGAACGGCATTGTGGTAATCACGTAGATTGGCCATTTCGTCAGGCGTAAATACACGGTTCATTACCTCGCGGTTGTCGTTCATGTATTTGGTCAACTGACGCGGTGTCTTTTGTTCCGCAACGCGGTTGGCAAATTGCGCTTTGATTTCCGACAATGCGGCCGTGGCCTGGGGTTGCAATTCCGGCGGGACATTTCTCAAAGTATCCAAAACATGGGTTATTTGATCCACCGGCATATCGGCAATTGTTTGCGCGACTTTTTCAATTGGAACCTTACGATTGATTCCGTTTGGCCCTTCAGAATCCAAAATTTTTGCAATTCCGTTTGGATTGTCCAAAGTGTTTTTGCGAAGTTCAACTAAAGCCCGCGCATCTTTGTAAAGCGGGGTGTTTGTGTCCAAGTTGGCCAGCACGTCTTCGTCTACCGCTTCTTTTAATTTGCGGTGCAAATTGGCATTTTTTCGGTCGTAATTTTCATTGAGGAATTGACGGAAATTTTCTGCTGTTTTGGCATCGGTTGGCAATAGATTTCCATCTTTGTCAATCATTTTCAATTGCTTCATTCGCGCTTTAGCAATGTTGGTCAAACCAATGGATTCGGTGTTGGCCAACGTCAGCGATTCGTCGCCCAAAACTTTTAAAATGTTGTTGGATTCGACGGGAATATCTTTGGCAATTGCATTGCGTTCGGCGTAAATTTTTTCAGTCGCTTTGTCAAAATAATTTTTTAAACCATCCAACGGTTTTAAAAGTGTGTTGCCGCGCTTGTAAACGGTGCTTTCGTCCAGGCCAACCGTGCCACCGGTGTTTTTGACTTGTCGTTCGGCAAAATCTGCCAGGCGTTTTTGTTCGTCGGCAAACTTTTCTTTCAAAAAATTACCGGTGGCCGTGTCGGTGTTTGACGTGGCGTAATTGGTTGCGCGTTCTTTGCCTTTGCCTTCAATGGCAGCCAGGTCGGCGGCATGATCCGAACCCAAAACGCGGTTTATTGTTTGGGCGCGGGCATACTGTTCGTCCAATGGCAAACCGTTTTCGGCATACTTGACTTCAGAAAACGGCGCATCGGGCGTTGTAGGCTTGGCAGTACCCGACACACCAGGCGTCGATTCTGCTGGCGCTGGTTGCCCTTGCGTGGCCGCCTGGCGTTCGGCTTCGTAACGCTGATGCAATTCGTCCACGTTGCGTTTGAGTTCAACACCAGGCGTTTCAGGCGTAACGCCAGGAACGGGCGCTGGCGCCGCTTTTGGCTTGACGTTGGTAGTACCAGGTGCAACGGTTTCGACAACGGCGCCAACGGCCCGTTGGACGGGTTCAGGCGTCACCGCTTTGACTGCCTGGCCAGCGTAACCGGCTTCGCGCCCAATGGCTTGGCCAACGGGTGATTTTGCTGCGGCTTTTACAACGCCAGGCACGGCCAGCGTGGCCGTTTGCATCATGTTTTCAACGTCAGCCTTTGGAACGCCGGTTTGTTTGGAAATCCAATCCGCGCCTTTTTCCATGTTGGCGCCGATGAAATTCATAATTTGTTGGCTTGCTTCGCCTTTGTATTCGGGCGTTTCGGTCACGCCAAACGCTTTGCCAAATGGTTTATCGGTTGCGGAAACAACTTGTTGTTGTGTCGCGGTTGCTTGTTCAGGCGTTTGACCGGCAACGCGGGCGCCAGCATACGTAACAGCGCCAGCAACGCCAGGAATGACACCGCCCAGGGTTGTATCTGCCAGGCTGGCGGCTGCGCGACCTTGCCCACGCAAAAATTCACCAACTTTGCCAAATACACCGCGGGGCTTTTCTTCTTTACCAGGCTCTTGCGTAAATGCTTGTTGAACGGCCGCGTTAATGTTTTCCGGTTTGAAGTCGGCAAACCCCTGGGGCATTTCCGTGCCGGTCACCTGGCCAGGCATCAACACCGCATGAACGGGGTCTTTTTTGCCAAGTGGCCGATGGATGCCAAAACGGTTCAAAAATTCTTCGGGAACCTTGGATGATATGTCCACGGCTTCGGTGTGGAATGCGGGCTGCCCTGGGGCGCTGGCGGGGTCTATGGGCGAATAAATGCCAGGCGTTCCAGCCTTGCTTTGGTCAAACAATTTTTGTTGTTCAGCGCGTGTTCGGACACCGCTGGTGATTGGCATATCCGTACCAAATTCCTGTTTGTACGCGGCTTTTGCTTTGTCCAGGTTGGCAAGCAATGTCGGGTTTAACCCTTCCAAATTTACTTGGCTTGGCTGGCTTGATGGCTGCGGTGCGGCTTTTGGTTTGCGGCCAAACGCTTGCCCCACCGCATTGTCAATGTCGGCAAGGTTCAAGGTTTCCATTATTTGCCCCCGATCAATTTCTGCATCAATCCAATTTTGTTTACCAAGTTTTGATAGCCAGCGGAATCCATGCCACCGGCTTGATCTACCACTTCTTTGATGGCGCTATTATCTTTGTTGCGAATAGCATCATACAAACGAATCGCATTTATGCCTTCGTTACCAAGAGCAGTTGACCAACGGTTTTGAAATTCTACGGAAGCAAATGGATTTCCTTTTGATCGCTTGAACGCATTGTCCACGCCCTGGGCAAATAGTTCCGTTCCGGTTGAAAGCGCACGATTTACGCGGGCAGTTTGTTTGATGGCGTCAGTTGTCCATTGAGTGTCGCCAGCCATTTGTCCACCAATTGCACGGCCAGCGTCGGTGTTGGCAAGACCGGTTCCGGCTGTCAAGGCTTGCGTTTGTAATGCCATGTAATGGCCTAACTGTTGAAGATTAGTGGCATTTTTACCACCAATTCCAAGACCATTTAACGCGGCATAACCACCGGTCAAATTAGCAAGTGTTCCGGCGCCTTTACCCGTAGCAGCCTCATCAGCCAATTTGATAATTTGATTGCTGTTGAATTGCTGCACCCCAACTTGTTGGGCGGCTGCGCGGGTATCCATACGCAATTTGGTTGCGGCATCCAGCGTTGTAGCATTTTCGCCAGGGGGCATACGTGCTGGCGCATTGGCCAATGGTTGCCCAACCGGTGCAAGGGGTTGGCCAGGCGGCGGCAAAGGCATTGGGCCGCCAACAACGGGGCCGCCAGGCATTTGTTGCTGCGGCTGCGGCTGCGGCTGCGGCATATTCATCGCGGGGGCGCCGGTAACTGGCATTTGTGCGCCAGGCATTTGATTTTCAGGAAGTCCACCAGGAATGGTGACTTCGCCCAAAATTCGACCGGTGCGCTGATCTCTTACCCAGGCCATTGGGTTGTTGTTCATGTCAACGCGGCCACTTGGTTCCATTGTCGAACCTGGCGGTAGTTGCGCCGTGGCCAAAGGAACCTGGCCAACTTTTTGGCGCGGCTCTTGACCGGCAACGGAAGGCGTGGTGACTGTTGGAAATGTGGCTGCGCCGGTGCTGATCGTGCCAGGCTTTTGACCAAATAATTCTTCTTGGGTTGGAACCTTTAACAAAGTTTGGGCGCCGGTTTGGGCCAATTGATCCCAGGGCGTTTGTTCGGGTAATTCGTTCCAAATCTTTTTGTACGAATCCACCAGCCGCCCTAAATCGGGATTGTTGGGATTGGTTTTCACCAAATCATCCAACGCGCCAAAATATGTGTTTTTGTCTTTAATGCCAGCCTTGCCCAAAATGTTGAAAGTTTGACCGACAAGATTTTTTTGATCTTGCGTCAAATTTTGCTTTGCGGATTTGGCTTCAATTTCCGCTTTGGACATGGTTGTGTATTTTTGCAACATATCCGGATAAGTCCTGGGCGCCAACTGCGGAAGAATTGTTTTGGCCTTTTCAATGTCCAGGCTGTTGTCAGTCATAAACAAATTGGGATTTTGTTTGATGGCGTCAGCAACGGCGCGTTGTTCCTGGTTGCCAATGTCTTGTTGTTCAAGCGCAATTTGGCCGCTTTTGTAAGACTGAACACCGCGGCCAATGTTGACCATATCGGCCAACGACAAATTGGAAGCGGGTTTGATTTGTCCGGCAACTGGTGTGATGTTTAAGTCCATGATTTTTTCCTTATGCCAAAAGCGCGTACATCATGCCAGCGTTGCCCAATTGACCAAACAAATTGGCGTTGGCATTTGCTGCGCCGATTTGACCGGACGCCAAAGCATTTGCGCCAGCAACGCCCAATTGACCAATGTTGGTTGCGGTGTTTTGCATGGTATTGGCCACGTTGGTTCCCAATTGACCGGCAGCCGCGCCAGCACCAGGTTGCATTTGACCAATGTTGGCCACGCCCGCCAGGGTGTTGTAAATGTCGCGCTTTTGCTGCATTAATTGGGGAAGCGCCGTTCCCATCGTGTAGTCGATGGCAAACTTTTGGCCAGCGCGTTGAACATTCGATCCACCACCGCCGACGTTCATGCCTTGCATGGCCCCGCCGGTTCCTTGTTGAACGGCAAACTGATAACCAGGCATATTTTGAATGTCTTGGGCGGTCACCGGCGATGTAAGGCTTGGCAGCATTTCATTAAGTCGCGTCAGCCCCCCGTAACCGGCCTCCCGATATGGCTTACCAAGTTCCAATTGCTTTTGGAACATTTCCTTTTGAAAGGCAATGGAATCTTGACCCGTTAAATATTGCAGTCGGGCCGCTTCGTTTGTCGCCCCCGCTTGCAAAGATGCTGCGTCCCTGGCTGCACCGGCCTGGCTTTGACTGCCGCCAATTAGGCCGCCAATACCGGCGCCAACAGCCGCGCCAACCAACGTGCCGCCTACGCCGTAACCTATGGCGCCCCCGATTGCTGCTGCAACGAATGTCATATCATTCCCCTTCTAATTTTTTCATCTCGTCGATGATGTATTTCAATTTATTGCCTGAATCAAACATCGACGTTTCATCCGGTTCGACCAGTTCCAATTCGATCTTGTCCAATTCGGTTTCTTCCGTTTTGTGGATCGTTACCCCAATCGAATCTTGGGTGGCCAGGGTTACCCGCTTTGTTCCAGGCTTACATTCAACAACGTCGCCAGCCTGAAGTTTTTTCATTCCGTTTTCTGTCCAGGCAATTATCTCGCCTTTGGCACATAAAAAGAAATGCGGGTGTTTGTGAACCTTGCCGACAATCAGCGTTCCGGCCGGACGATACACCCGTCGGCAATACATCCCAGGCACAAAATAATGTTCAGTTTGCAATTCAACCTGGGGCATTTTGACCATTTCGGCCTGAAGTTGGTCGATTTGATCCCGCGTGGGTGATGAAATGACTTCGTTCAAAACGTACCCCCGCCAATGCCGTTGATTGCCGTCAAATCGGTAAATTTGCCCGCGGCCGGTGTTGTCAAGCCAATGGTCGAATCGTTGATTACTGCATTGTCAATTGTCACGTTGGAAATCGTGCCGCCTGTAATTACTATGTAAGTAACCGTGGCCGAAAAAATGTCGGGGCTTTGCAGCCAAATCGTCCATTCCCGCGACGGCCTTTTGGTTTGCTCATCAAGGAACGGCGATTGCGGAAACCGCAAATTGCTGAACGAAGTTGGGTTGGGGGCAACCATTAGTTATCCCCCACCGACGCCTTCAGGTTTGCGGAAACAATCACGGCTTTGACCGGATCGGACACTACAACCTCAAAAATGCGGTCACGCGACCAACCCAGGCGGCGCCAAATGGCGCGGTTTAAATACCGGCCAACTTTGCCAATGGTGATCCAATGTTCGTTTGACCAGGTAGAACCGCCGTCATTTGACCAACGCAACATGGCCTGGGGATCGTCGCCCTGGCCGGTTGTCAATCCAACACCAGGTTGGAATTGGATTTGGAATTCCTCAAAAAACTGGCGCTGCAATTCCGTTGTCAGGTGAACCGCACGGCGCAAACGACGAATTGTCGAACCGTTGTCGGTGTAAACCGCATTGTTCAGGCTATAAATCTTGCCGTTTTCAAAATCACCAACCAGGTTTTTGCCAGCGAAAAACGCATAGCAATTTGACCGGTGGCGATAGTATCCGGTCACGTTGTCCCAGGAAAGCCATTTGTGCCATTGTTGCGTCGCCAGGTCATAAACCCAGGTCAGTTCAATGGAAGGAAACGTCACCACGTACATTTCATGGCCTTCGATTTGGTACGTGTAAGCCACCGCGTCGGACACATCGACGCCAACCAGGCTGTTTTCAACCGCGTGGGTGGAAGTTCGCACAAACGTGTAGCCGTTCACGGCGCCAATGATGGCCTGGCCGCGGGTGTCGCGGCTGACAAACATGAACGATTCGCCAAACCTGGCCACGGAATATTTGGCCGCGCAACCGTGCTGCATTGACGTGCCGCTGATTCGCTGAAACGGAAAAGTAGTCAAGCCGGAAATCACGCTGCCAACGTCCACCCAAACTTCGGTGGTCACTTCGCCAAGCAAATAAACCTGGCGGTGGTCAACAATCAAAGTCACTAGGTTGTCGGGTGAACCGTCTTTGCTTCCGTAGTTACCCGTAGTGGTAACCACTAAGCCAAGGTCAGTTGCGGCCCAATTTTGCGTCCCTGGTTCGTTGTAAATGATGTATGAATCCACCGTGTCGGTGGCGGTCGCGCCTTGCCAAAGGCCGTCGGTTGACGGCAGCGCGGCAAACGTGTTGGTGCTGGCCACCCAGGTGTAACGGTTGGGGCCGTCCACAATGTAGGCGGTCAGGCCGTTGTTTGTGGTCACGTTGTCGGTAATGTCAACCTGGCCGGTGCTGGTGGTCAGGGTTCCGATTTGCGTGGCCACAAATGCGGTGGTAATGCTGTAAACGCGATTTCCAACGACGGCCACCAAATACTGGCCACCGGACAAAGCCCGCATTCCGCGCACCTCCGCTTGCCACAAAGCCAGTTCTTCAACCAGGCCAGGGGTTGGATACAACGCAACAACGCCGCGGCTTCCAGGCTGCTTTGTGGGGTCAATTTCAGGGTAAAAATTGATGCACTCTTGCGCGTCCTGGTAGATTGACGGGGCTTCGTAAGAAGCGCCCACGAAGCCAAAGTCAGGCATTATGCAAATCCCCCGTCCATGATCCAGCCAGCATCCTTGGATTTACCCATCAACAGAATGTCAGGATAACGCGCCACTTGCGGCGGCCGCATATTGGTGCGCTTAACTGTCGCCTTTGCCTGGGCGGCCAATGAATTTATCATGGCCATTTGAACCTGGTTCATCTTGCCATACATCGGCAGCAAACGTTCAGCCAAACACCAGCGCAATGCGTTGATGTAACCAGGCGGCAATTCAATGTCGTTGGTTTGTGCGGTAAACGTGCGAAATTGCGTGTAGGCAAACAAGTGCATTTCACCCTGGGCCGGATTTGGCCAAAGGAAAATCGTTCCCAAATTTTCGGACGGCTGGTAATAAAGACCTTTTGGCCAGGGGCCGTTCAGGCTTTTCAAACCAATCATTTCGTAGGTTTCCAGCGCAAAAATGGCCACCGGATAGTCCAGGCCGCCACCGTAGATTGGAACGCCGTTGCTGGTGGTTGTGACGCGCACAAACGCGCTTTCAATTGTCAGGGGGCGTTCGTAGTAGCCGTTGATCGGAAAAGGCGTAACAGTCCCCGTCATTGCAACGCTGCCAACAGTTTGCGAAACCGAAACTGTATAAGTTCCAACACCGCCCGAAGCCGATATAACCGCGGTAATCGTAGTCCCGCTGGTGACACCGCTTCCGCTGACAATACAACCGACACCCAAATAACCCACGGAAATGGCGCTTACCGTTAAAGTAGTTCCGCTGATAGAACCGACAAAAACCGGATTTGGCGTTGCGGCGTTTTTGCTCAACGTGTACGTGCCGCCTTCATTGACGTTGCCGCCAGCGCCCGTTCCAAAGCCCACAACGGTGGTTCCGGCTGGAATGTTCATACCCGACAATGTTTGGCCCATCGTGATGGCGCCGGTGGTCACCGAATTGGCCGCCACGGTCAAAGTCGTGCCAATGATCGAACCGGAAAACGACGATCCAACCTGGCCGTTGGGGCCAATGGTGTATTGGATTTGGTTTTGGACGCACGGAAAAATGATTTCGGTTTTGTAAAACGTCATCATGTTTTCATTCGACCATTGGGCGCACATATCGTTCAACATATCGTAGCCGTCTTGGGCTTCGTCAGCGGTTGGCACTTCGCCCGCGGCCAACGCGCCAATGTCTTTCATGGCGCGGGTAACAATGTCAAACGGCGTGGTCATGTCATTCCCCAATCTTTGCTTGCGCGGCTGCTTGCGCGGCCTGGTAGGCTGCAATCACTTCAGGCGTATGCACCGCGGCGCAAATGGCTTGAACCTTGGCATCTTCGGCGCTGTAATCGTCCCCAGGCGACACAACATGGCGGTGGAATGTGCCGCTGATTTGTTTGCCATCCTCAATGATGCGGGTGCAAGTGCGAATCTGGACACAACCGTTTTCCACAGTTTCAATTAAATCAACAACAGTTTGTTTTTCAAGCATGGCTTTTCCTTATGGATGGGACGCTTTGTATGCATCAAATTCGGTTTTAAGTTCTTGGATGGCTTTAACCAATGCGGGAATAAGCGCGGATTCCTTCAACTTTAAGTTATCAGGCGATTCATTGTCGGCAATCAGCAAGGTTTTATCAGTTGCACCACATGACTTTTCAGCATCGATAACATCTTGCGAAAGAAATCCGTGCGTAAATTGAGCATCCTTTTTAGTCCCATCAGAAACGCCATCTTCATATCGACTACGATCATCTCGTTTAAATTTGACTGGTTTTAACTTGGAAACAAAGTCAAGGCCATAAGAAATGTCTTGTATGTCTGCTTTGTCTCTGGCATCAGAAACAACAGTCCAAGCCACATTAACGTATGCGTTTGTGATGCGGGTATCGCCAAGAATTATTCGATTGCTTTCGCCCACAAGGTCAAACAATTTGTTAGCGCCATTTCCAGCCTGATAACCAAGCACAAGGTTGTTGCTGCCAGTAGTAGCGCCAAATCCCGCAATGTTGCCCAAAAATGTATTTTGACTTCCTGTTGCCAATACACCAGCACCCGCGCCAATACCTGTATTTCCAGAAGTTGTCGCTACGCTAGACAAAGTGTTTGTTCCCAGCGCCGTGTTATTACCGCCAGAAGTTAAAAGCGCCCCTGAGGTTGCACCGATGAACGTATTGCTAACTCCAGAAGTAAATAGTGGAGTTACGTTATAACCCACAACAAGATTGTTTTGTGCCGTGTTGTTGTTGGTAGAAAACGCATCAGTACCGCCCACGTTGATGTTGGTTGACCCGTAAGTACCAAATGGCGCCCAAATCGGCACACGATTTATGCGACT